AAGAAACTTCCTTCTGTAATACCCGATTCTGCTATGTTTTCACGCATATTTGTTACGTTACTTACAAAACGTTTTTGGTCAGCTGGGTTACTAATTTGGATAGCATCACTGTCTACTTTAATAGTATTGTGTGTTGGTCTAAATCTAAACGGATCACTACTTGTAGTAGCAATTTGTCCTGCTCGTAATGTAGCACCATTTCTAGTTGTAATTTCAATAGTTCCGTTTGCATCGTATATAACAGAACCTGATCTAGTAATAATTTCTAAGTCATTACCAAATGCTCTAACATTAATAATTTGATTAATACTATTTCTAATTTGGAAAACAGCTTCACCTGCTCCTTCTTTACTAGCATCATCACGTGTTTCAAACTCAACACTATCAACTGTAATTTTGTCTTTATTAGCAATATCTATTGTTTTAGCTACTTTACCTTTAGTTGCTTCTAATGGATCGTTTACTTCTACATAAATTACTTCGTATAGTACTGTGCTTGATCCACTGTTTTTAGCTTCAGCAATTTTTAAATTTCCAAAGTTAAATCTTTTACGTTTATGATTTTTTCTAGAAGCCGCAACGTACTCTTTAATTTCTTTAGTTTCAATACCAGCGTATACTAACATCTTAACTTCTTTTTGTAAACCAAATTGTGCATCGTTTGGTCTGTAAATACTATTTGGTGTAAAGATGTTACTGTCACCAATAAAGTTTTTGTATATTTGTCGTTGTGTTTCTTTAAATAACGGCTTAACGTATAAGTTACTATATGTTAAGTTATCAGGATCTTTTACAATAATATTAAATGATCTAGTTGTTGAACTAAATCCAAAGCGGTCTCTTGCTTGTACTGTAAAGATAAACTTTCTATCTATAGTTGTAGTACCACCGTCAAGTGTAAACTGATTATTATCAATAGTTGAAAGACCATCGCTAGTACCAGTTGCAAACTGTCTAACTTTACCAACAATTTCTCCATCAAAGTTTAAACTTAATCCTGGTGGAAGTCTACCACTTGCTAATGTGTAAAGTAATGAACTGTCTGTAACACTTGTTAATGCATTTACATAAAACGTACTAACAAAGTTTGCTTTAATACTTCCTAAGTCTGATGTTGTTGTCCACTTAATTGTACTTTCAACTTCACCTAATATTTTAACTGTAAATGTTTTTCTTTTTTCAGCAATTAGTTCTTGCCCAATACTTGTAAAGCGTTGTGCATTAATTGTAAATGTGTATTCTTTTGTAACTGCTGGTTGGTATGGAACACGACCTGCAATTTCACCAGTAGTAATATCTAATACCATTCCTGGTGGAAGTGTACTAGGAGTGTTGTCAGGATTAGTTGCTTCAAATGTGTATGTCAAATCACCTAGTACAGCTTGTGGATCAAACACATCTAAGTAAATTGTTACATAGTTATTTGCACGTTTAAATCCTAAGTCTGCTGGAGTTAACCAAACAGGTGTTCTTAAATAAGTGTTGTCTGCTTTAAATACACCAGTACCAATTTGCATAACGGTGTTGTCAGCACGTAGGAAATCATCTCCTACAAGAAATATTTCAAATGCTCTTTTAATAATTGTATCGCCATCACTTACACTTACATCAAATGCATATCTGCGATTTAATTTTTTTCTACTTTGTGTAAGAATAGCATCATCGTATCCTTTTGTATCGTAGTAATAACTTTCAAATCCGTTAGCACTTCTTAAACCAAAATCAAATGCATATGAGTCAAACTGTGATGAATCGTAAAATCCACTACCTGCATTTTTATCTATTGCTAAAATAGGATCAACAATTCCTACTAAACGTCCGTCTGATGTTAATTGTAATCCTGGCGGCAATTCTCCGTCACCATCACCAATAAAATATTCAAGTGTTTGCCCTGTAGGCAAATCAGCATCAATTGCTTCTAATTGAAAGTCGACAATACTACTATCTAAAACAAATGTAGCACTTCCTCGTCCTAGTGGTAATAGTCCTTCTGATGTTGACCATACTGGATCATCAGGTCCTTCAATAGTTATTGTAAATGTTCTATCTCTTAACCCGTCATCATTAGTTGCACGTAATACAAATTTAAATTCGGTGTTACGTGATACTTCAAAAGGTGTACCAACAATCTTACTTTGTTCTAATCTCATACCAGGTGGTAATTCGCCACTGATTAATGTAACAACATCTGTGTTTAAGCTGATACTAGTTGTTGATCCATTTGCTAGATAAATGTCTTTTAGAATTGACGGTGTATATGTAAAGTAACTTCTTACAATATCCCTATACCATAATTCAGTTGTTACATAGTCACTACTTCCACTTGTTTTGTAGTGTAGTACTTGTCCTGACAAGTATGAATAATAATATGTATTATATTGTCCGTAAAATGTTCCACCAACATCTGGTATTTGTCCACCAATATAGCCTTGCGACTTAGCCCATTGATATGCTGTTTCTTGTCCACTTAACCATGTAACTGGTGTTGTACTATAGTTAGGTGCTACGTTAGTACTAGGGTCAACAAAACCTCCTACGTAGGGCATCATATCGTTCGTTGTAGCAACATCTGTGTCACCATCAGTACTTTGTATCGTTAATATTCTTTTACCTTGTTTAACAGACGTATTTGTGTTATAGTCGTCTGCGGCATTACCTGTATTTGCTTCTGATGAAGGAAAGTAAAAAGTTCCGTTTCTAAACATTGGATTAAACAATGGAGCATTAATAGTAGCATAATCTTTTATGCCAACTACGTCTAATTCTAGTATTGCACGATTAACTAACAGTCCACCGTTATTAATACCAAGTAGTTTAATTTCTCCACCGTCTACGTTTGAAAATTGTTTAAGTTTAGCAACTAGCTGACGTAACATTTCAATGTCTGGTGCTTTGTTATTATCTTCGTCAATTACATTCCAGTCATTTAACGGTTTATCTGGAGCAATAATAATATGGTCTCCTAGATAGTTTTGCCATTCGTTAACCATATTAGCACCTGTACTACCTTGCGGGTGTAATATAATAACAACAGGAATTAGTTTACCTGTTAAACTTGGAATTGTTGGAACACGTATAGCTGGGGTTGGATATGTTGTAGTTACGTTAGCACCATAAGTATCAACGTGGTCAATACTAATGCTAATATTACTAGCATTACCTAACGCTGGTTGCGCCGGAAAACTTAAACTTTGATTGCTAGGATTAAATCCACTGTTGCCGCCAACAGTTGGGTCCAACGGTAATGAAACCGATGTTGTAACTCTTTCTTGTAGAGTTGCTAGATTATAACCTGATTTTTGAGTCCAACTTGGTACTGCCATTTTTGCATATCCTTTAACTTACTAGTATTTATCGGATATGTTATTATTAGAATGCACGTTGTTGTTTAGTGCTAGGACCTACAATGTATGGGTATACAGGCTGTAAACTTGCATCTACGCTTAGATAGTATGCATATGTACCTGCTGGATATTCTGGAGTTTTTGCAAATCTACCATTGTATTCATCTAGTGTACCTGTACCTATTTGATACTCATGATCGTTAACAAATGATCCTGCTGTTTTTTCTGAATACAAATAACCACGTCCTGGACGTTCACTGCTATAGTATTGATATGAACTAGTCATTCTAACTACTACTGAAGCTGGATCGTTAAAGTCTGAATAACCATAAGGTCCGTAAATAGGATAACCGTCAAATGCGTAACCTACAATTTTACTGTGTCCATCTGTATGTCTAAAGTGATCTCCACTGAAGTTACTTCCTGTGTAATATGTTGGAGTTGGACTTGCTTCTGTAGCAACCATGTCTGTATTCCAACCTGCTGTTGCTTCTGCAGAACCTGTTGGTAAAAATAAGAACATTGCTGACATATAATGATATTGACCATTTGTTTCTGGCCAACCACCTGCATCGTCACTTCCGTAATTTGTTCTAAATTGTTGTGCGTTATATTCAAAGCCTACTGATGGTGCATCTGCTGTAGCATCTAACCCTGGGGGTACAACGCCAACACCTGCTGATGGTCCGTAAAATACAACACCATTTGACATAATGCCTAGTGGTGCTAATGAAGTAATCAGCTGTGCGTTTTCAGTATTCTCTCCACCTCTGAATGTGAATGAATAGTTATAAGTTTGCGATTGTGCGGTGTTCGAACTAGGTGCAAATGCATTGTTGCCGAACGTTTTACCAAATTGTGCTGGATTAGGTAATCCATTTGATGTAATTGTTAATGTTGCCATATTAGCTTACCACTCCTGCGTCAAAATTTCTAGCATCAGGAGTCATATATCCTCCAAAGTCTATATCTGTTTCGTAAAGTAGCCAGTCACTAAAGCCCCTTACATCATTACTTAGTGTTCCAAAATCAAATCCTGCTGTATTTGGTTCAATACTTCTAATATCAATTCCGTATACTAATCCTTGTAAATTACCTGTTACAGGTCCGTTAAAATCACTTGCTGTAATAGTTCCAACATTACTTATGTTAAAACCAGCGGCATCTAAGTTGCCACCTAATGCTGGACTAGTATCAGTTGATACTTCAGCAGTTGAATCAATTGTTAAAACGTTACCTGATACTGATGTAGTTGTACCTGCGCCACCGTATATGTTAAGAGCTCCACCATCTGCAAGTACTACACTTCCAGAGTCTGAAACTACGCTTAATGCTTGTAATCCGCCTGTAGCATTAATTGTAACTCCTTGTGGAGTACTTGTTAATGTTACATTAGAACCTTGTACTAGTTTTTTAAGTTGGATTTCTGCACCAACTTTTTGCGAAAATAAACCTTCACCAACAGCACCCATATTAGCAACGGTTGTGCTTTCTGGGGAGCGTAAGTCTAAGTCATCAAAGTTCTGATTTACTTTAATAAACGCTTCGCGAAGATCATCACCTGTTCCGTCGTTTGCTAGTGTACCAATGTTAATTGTTTGTAAAGCCATATTTTCTCTCTCTTATATTGTATTTATCCTTGTCCACTACCGCTAGTACCTTTAGAACTAAACTTGTTTGGACTGTTATAAGGCCAGTACGCTACTTTAGTTGTACCACCATATAATCTAGGAATACTGTTACTTGCAACGAAACTGTCAGCGTTTCCGCTATTATATAAATCTTCTTTTGAACTATTTGCTAAGAACTTCTTAAATTCATCTGCTGTACCACCTGGGTTTGCTTGTAACCATAAAGCACCCATTCCTGTTACTTGCGGAGCCGCCATACTTGTTCCACTAATTCTTGCAATGTAATAACTGCTATTATCTGGGTATGCTTGTTTAGTACTGTATGTAGATGCACCACTTGTAGCACTTGTAATTTGTTCACCAGCGGCATTAATATCTAATCGAGCACCACGCTCACTATCTTCTCTTAAAAACTCTTCTGAACCATATTGGTCACATGCCATGTTGCCAACCCATATTGTATCTAATGAATGTGGACTACTTGGTCTATTATAATATATAGGATTACCAGCGGTAATATATCCAGCCCATGATTCGTTAAGTGTATAATAACTGTTATAAATTGTGTCAGCATATTCTCCTGCGGCTGATCCAGCACATGGATGATATCCATTACCAGCGGCTTTGACACATATTACTCCTGCATCAGTTAATTGTTCTTGTTCAACATCAGCTGGTGTGTATGCCATTGGATGTCTACTTGCTACTGCACCGTATTGTGAAAATGTTCCACTTGTCCATTGCTGTGCCGCAATACTTTGATCAACACCTCTATAAAAAATTGATTGTATCTGTGTAGATCCAAATTGTGAATTTCTATAATACCAACTATATCCCCAACTTTGATTTACAATAGTAGGACGTTTAAATCCTGTATTTGGATCAATTGGTTTTTGTTCGTGGAACAATCTAATTAAATCATAACGATCAGTATCGATACGATGATTAGTTCCACCAAAAATTCTCATAGAATAAATTCTTGCATTCTTTGCCCAACCGTATGTTTTACCAGCGGCAATACCACAACAGTGACTTCCATGAGCACCTGCGGCATTTGTATCATTTGATGTGTTAGCATAAAAGCTACTAGGCATTGTTCCTGCTAACCCTGTTAGTTCATACCAATCAACTTGTTGAAATCTACTTACTCCGTTTGCATCTTCCCATTCAGGATGATCAACTTGTACACCATCGTCTTGAATAACAATATCAATACCTGTTCCGTCTAGTGTATAATTATAATCAGCTGTACGTGAGCTTGATGAATTGTAATTTAAATTTGGATCAGTATGTCTTTCTAATCCCCAGTTAACACTATTTGAACCGTTTGTAAAACTTCTTTGAAATTCTGCATTTTGTGTAGCATATAGTTCTTGTGTTTCTTCGTCTGGAA